TATCTGATCTTAATAATGCGTCTACGTTTAATTCAATATGATGTGCAAGGAAAATTTTTAAGTTTAAAACCATTAGACCCTAACAATGTTATTATTGAAACGCGTGAAGATGACCCAACCGAAATAACCGGTTACATTTATAACACGACAAAATATTTGCCGCATCAAATATCGCATTTAAAATATATCGAAATTGACGAAATGCCGCTTGGACTATCACCAATAAAAGCCGCGAATATAGAACTACGCGGAATTTATGATACACGAAACTATACAAGACGATGGTTGCAAGAAAATACAATTCCATTAGAAGGCTATTTACAAAGCGCATTTGATATTGACGCCGAAACCGCAAAAGATTTAAAAGACAGATGGGCGCAAGCAACTAAAGGGACGGAAGGCATCGCCGTACTAGGACAGTCAACAGAATTTAAACCGCTTTACTTAAAGCCGGAAGAATTGCAATGGGTAGAAGTTCAAAAATTCGATGCGATACAACAAGTAAGGATGACCACCGCACCAGCTTCACTAATGCTAATAAGTTTAGAAGGCAATAGCCAAGTATATGCAAATATTGAACAAGACTGGATAGGCTACGCACGTTTTGGTTTAATGACCTACTTACTTCCAATAGAAGAAGAATTAACTTTCATAGCAAACCTATTAGGTCTAAATATAGATATTAAATTTAACGTAGACGCATTATTAAGATCAGATACACTTACAAGATACCAAGCACATGCAATTGCAACTGGTAACAAACCATTTTTGACACAAGAGGAAGTAAGAGATATTGAAGACCGCGACAATACGCCGGAAATATTATCAAAACTAGAAGGGGAAGTATAATGGCGCAACCGCAACCCCTAACATATAAAAGAGGTACAACAACTACAATAACCGTAGTAATACCCGATAGTATAGACCCTACAGGCGCAACAATATTTTTTACAGTAAAACCACGCGAAGTAATGAGATCACAATTCGACGACGACAGCCAAGCAATATTCAAAAAAACTATAACAACACATACCGGTAGAACCTTCACCGATACAATAAACCCGGAAGATACAGACGAAACCGCACCCGGAAGGTATGGATATGGTATTACAGTAAAACTAGCAAACGGAGATATTTTAGGTACTAGTGCGGACGGCGTATTTATAATCACACCTAGAGATACAGCGGACACAGGGGACTAAAATGGCAGAAGAATTTATAGCCACCTTATCACCTAGCGAAATAAACGTAACACTAACATTAGAACGCACAGTAAACGAAGGCGACAGCGGTGTCTCATCATGGAACGATCTCACAGATAAACCCACAACTTTTCCACCGTCTGCACATAATCACGACGACCGTTATTACACCGAAACCGAGATCGACGCAATCGTCTCAGGCATTGACGAATTTTCTGGCGACTATAATGATCTAGTAAATAAGCCGAGCACCTTCACACCATCGGCACACACACACGACGATCGTTACTATACCGAAAGCGAAGTAAATGCAATAATTTCAGCCATTAGAAGCCTTCCAATGAATTACAAATCAGGAGAATATTTTCTAGCAAGTCGAAGTGTAGGCGTTGGATATACAGGCGGAAATTTACACGCGACAGTTAGCAATGCAAATAATAGAGTGAAAGTACAACCGCTTTTAATAGATCATATTGTTACCGTAACCGATTTAGCAATTTATTTAGTAGCAGGAAATACAGGCGGCACTTTTCGAATAGGTATATATTCAGATAATAATGGAGAGCCGGGCAATGTTCTATGCGATACGGGAACCGCTTCAACTACCACATCCGGATTAATAACCTTCAATTTATCAACACCATTAACTTTGACACCTGGGCAATATTGGATAGGAATTGCGGCACAAGATTTAAACTTAGGGTCAGCTACACCAAGTTTCTCTGCATGTTCACACAGTACCGCTATCGCAAATGAACCCGTACCGGCGGCAACTAGTAATGGCATTACTTCAAAAGTGTACAGCGCACCATCAGGGGCTTTAACAGCTAATCCGCCACTATCGTTTATAAGTCGATCTAACTTAACCGCCACCCCTTTTAATATTTGGCTAAAGGTGCAATGATGAAAAATCAAATATGGAGAGACGGCGAACTCATAGAAGTAATAGACGATGGTATAGAAGACGAACTACCAGCAGGCGAAGTGACTATAACTTTGTCAGCGATAGAACAAGTAAAAGAAAAATTAGAAGACTCATCAACTAATTCTATAGCAAAAATAAAAACAGTGCTATTAGAATTTTTTGACGGAATTGGGGAAGTATAATGGCGCAAATAGAGATAGATAATCTATATATAAGAGATAATAAAGACTATTGGGCAGTCGGCGGACGCGCAATAAATTGGGATACACCTTCCCTAGTAAAAGATTTTGACAGTAACACCGGACAAATCAAAGCAGAATATTTAGAAGAATTTGCGCCAAATAGCATTATGATACCAGCAAGCGGTGCTATACTACGCGACGAACATGGTCAAGATGTAGGACTATTAACACGCTCAGATACTACCAATGACGGCTGGGATGTAGAACTACAAATAGACAAAACCGATGCAGGCGCACGAGTCCGCAAGGAAATAAAAGAAGGCAAAAAACACGCTTTTTCAATCGGTATGGTAGAAAATTCACTTACTACTGTATATGACAAAGCACGTAATGTATATAGGCATACTAAAGCCTTAGTAAAGGAAATAAGTGTTACTGGCTCGCCGCAACATTTAAAGACCGAAATTGCTTATGTAAGATCAAACCCAATAAAGGAGACAAAAATGGACGAAGATAACGAAAATAACGGCGATGCAGGCGCACAAGCACCGGTAGCACCTACTAACGAAAACCTATTAACACGCGCAGAATTTACTAATTCAATGCGAGACCTACGCGGCGAAATCTCAAGCGCAGTTTTGACAAGATCAACACCGCAAATAGATACACGCTCACCGGGTGAGTTTTTTCGCGATCTTGCTAAAGGCGACGAAAAAACAGTAACAAGCTACGAAAATCTATTAAAAAGATCAAATAGTGATCTAGTTGCCGCTGGAGAAGAAATTCGCAAACGTGCATTTCCAACAGAAGGCGTTATAGCTACTTCAATATCTCTACCAGGATGGGCAGGCGACCTTACTAGATTAGTAAACGAACCAGCAATCTTATTAAATGCATTTTCAACTGGCACACTACCAGGCGAAGGCATGACTGTAGAATATGGTGCTTTAGCATCGGACGCAACAGTAGTAGACGAGCAAAGCGCAGAGGGCGACGATCTCGACTATGGCTATGTAGACGTAGAAGTAAAAAGCGCAACTGTAATCACTTATGGAGGTTATTCAAGACTTTCACGCCAAGCAATAGAACGCTCTAGCGTACCTTACCTAGACACACTACTTAGAGCAATGGCATTAAGAGCAGGTAAACGAATTAACACTCGTATGCGTACAGCTTTAGAAGTTGCATTAGCGGCACAAGTAACCGCAAGCCGTAAAGTAACTATTACTGATGAAACTGACTGGATAGAGATAACTGATGGACTAGTGGACGCCGTAGACCTACTACTCGACGAAGGTCTAGGCGCAGATGCTCTAATTGTAGACAAGCCATCATTTAAAGTACTAAAAAATATGGTAGCCGCTGATGGGCGAAGCCAAATGTTAATGGATGGCGCAGGCGTAAATAATCTAGGTAGTCTAAGTCTCGCTGGTATTTCCGGAAGACTTGCGGGCATCCAAGTAATTTGTGATCCTAGCTGGTCATACGACCCGGCTTCAACACCTACTAACAATATGGCACTTGTAAACAAGGACGCTATACGTTTCCGTAGCTCAGGTATAACACAATTAACAGACGAGAATATAGTAAATCTATCAAAAGATTTTGCTTTATACTTCTACGCGGCAATTGCAACTGAAATTCCTAAAGGTGTAGTTCCTATCGAACTAACTATATAAGGTAACTAAAGATGGCTGATACGTGGGAAACCCTAAAATCTTATATAAAAACAGACGACGACGACGACACATTCGTAGAACGATGTTTTGACGACGCGACTGTACTAGTCAACAAATATATTGGCGACAATTATATAGAAGACGAAATAAGGGACTTA